TGACTGATGGACATAAGCCTATGAATTCGGTCAAGCCGAAGAATAATTTGCCTCATCCAAAGGTCAAGAGAAATTACAATCATATTGAAAATCATCTTGGTAATCCCGGCGGTTCTACTGTTCGATTTCCAAAAGATGTTCTCAGTTTTCCTGTAATCAACAACGATGATCCTAAAAAGTTTCATCCGACTCAGAAACCTATTCCCATGATTGAATACTTCATCAATACATACACCAATGAAGGTGATGTTGTTCTGGATAATTGTATGGGTTCAGGTTCTACGTGCATCGCGGCAGAAAATCTTAATAGAAAATTTGTGGGCATAGAGATGACAGAGGAATACTATAACAAAGCTAATTCCTGGATCGAAGAGGAACGACTGGCAAGATCGATTAAAATTTCACTGGAAAATTTCTATGAGGCAACTAATGTCTCTTGATCTTTTCAAAGATATCATACCTTCTATTCATGTGACTAAGAAGGTAGTTATTACCACTGAGAACGAGCGGGACTATGTCCCGTTCGTCGTTAACCGTTCCATATCTTTCCATTTGGATATGGTGATGGCCGCTAACCAGATGAATCTGTATCCTTCCACCGACAATCTTCTTCAATACCACTATTTGCTAAATACAGTAAGAGCCTATAAGAGGCCTTTCCAGAAATGGCAAAAGCATGAGACGCAACAAAACTTGGATGCAGTGAAAGAGTATTACAATTACTCAAACGAAAAAGCCAAAGAAGCTTTGTCCATTTTGTCTGATGCTCAGATCGAACAGATCAAAAAGAATTTAAATAAAGGTGGTTTGAATGTTAGACATAAACGAATTAGTGGAGGTGACGCTACCAGATCCTGATAATTTTTTGAAGGTGCGTGAAACTTTATCGCGCATGGGCGTGGCTTCCAAAAAAGAAAAGACTCTTTATCAGTCTTGCCACATACTACATAAGCAAGGCAAGTATTACATTGTCCATTTTAAGCAACTGTTTCTGCTAGACGGAAAGCAGTCTGAATTTACCGACGATGATAGAGGTCGGCTCAATACAATAGCAAATCTATTATATGAATGGGAACTAGTTGATCTAGTAGATGAAAGTAAAAGTGCAGTGCCTGTAGCTCCTTTGTCCCATATCAAAATCATTTCTCATAAAGAAAAGAGCGAATGGAACCTTGTAGTTAAATACAACATAGGCAAGAAACGCAAGGAAGAATAACATGGGAATAGCTTATTATCCAACAGAAAGTCTAGAATTAAATATAGCCAGAGGCCTGGTAAAAGGCACCACTTTCATTCATAAGTTTGGGGCTGTGCCCTCAATGTCTACAAATACGACAGGAACAATTTGGGATGTTGGAGACACTCTATATCCTTGGTCAGCTTTTGCGTCAGCATCGACATTAACAATCGCCGCGAATGCAACAGAAAATGGTAAAACTGTTACAATCTATGGATTAGACGCCGACTATAACACAATCGATGAAACTGTTACCATTTCTGGCGGCGCGGCAACCACAATCAAATCATTCATTCGCGTGTATAGAGCATTCTGTTCGGCAACAAATACAAACAATATAGATATAAAAGTAAACTCAACAACAGTCGCAAGAATTACTGTTGGACTTGCACAGACACTTATGTCAGTATATACTGTGCCGGCAAATTATACCGCATACTTAAAGCAGGGAACAATGTCAGCGCAGGCCGCTGCGGATGCTACGGGTAACATGTTTGTTAGATATTTTGGACAGACTTCTTTCAGAGTAGGACATTCTTTTGAAGTTGCGGGCGCTGGCGGGCAATACACTTATAATTTTTCTACGCCTATTCCTATTCCTGAAAAATCTGATATTGATGTGAGAATTACAACAAGATCCAACAATGGCAGATACACAGCAGCTTTTGATTTGATTCTTATCAAGACAGGCCTTGCTGTAGAGCCGCTTTAATAAACCAATGACAATGGAGTATATAATGAATAGATTGAACATTTATAAGACTGATTCTAATATTGCACTACCTAAGTTTGGCACAAAGCAATCAGCCTGTTTCGACATTTCATTTCAGGCCGAAGGCAAAGCACTGTATCACGGTTATAACAAAACGAATGCGCCTTTTAGTCGATCACTCTCAGATGGCAGCATTCGTCTTATGCCAGGTGATCGTATTCTAGTTCCTACTGGACTCATCTTTGATATCCCCACTGGATATTCTCTTCGTATTCATCCACGCTCTGGTCTATCATATAAGCAAGGTCTTGTTCTAGCAAATCTTGAAGCTGTTATTGATTCAGATTATGTAGACGAGACTTTTATCATTCTCACAAATACCACGGAAGTTGATCAGACAATCTATCATGGAGATAGAATTGCTCAGGCCGAATTGGTAAAGCAAGAAGAATATATACTTTGGGAAATATTTGAAGCGCCAACTCAGAAGACAGATCGCGTGGGCGGACTAGGATCCACAGGTGTAGCAGTATTCAATCCAGAAGATATACAGTACACAAAAGCCTCAGAAGAACCAATCAAGCGCGGTAGAGGAAGACCAAAGAAGGTAGCATAATGCCACAAGTAGCTAATAAGTCGATAACAAGAGTGGGAGTAGATAAGCATATCGGACATGAAAGTATGACTCCTAATCCTTTTCATAGAACGAGCTATGCTAATGGTTCGCCAGATACCTATGTAAATGGAGCTAAGGTTGTTCGTATCGGCGACAAAACATCCTGTGGTGATCCTGCTAAGGCGGGCAGTAGCACAGTTTTTGTTAATGGCATAGGTGTTCATAGGTTATTAGACGGTACTGGTGGTCATGGGAGTTGGGTGCCAAATGCATCTTCTTCTGGTTCTGATAATACATTTGCGGGCGGTTAATGGTTGTACTAATCAACAATCTTCCTGAAGGAGCAGAATTAGAACCTAGCGGCGTTGATTATCGTTATCGCCTTCGTGGTAGGAAGAATAGACTTATAAAGTTTTATCCTGGTGCTGGCACAACTATGGATAAAGCTGATGCTGATGCTGGTAGCTATTTCTATTCTGACTATGTAGTAAATAATCCAGGCTATGAAGGTAATACCTTCGTATCATATGTTGGCATATACATAGATGGTAATAACAGTTATACAGGCGCTTATACAGCGAATACGCAAGTGGAGCAATATTAATGACTATTACATATAGAGGCGTAAAAGATGAAGCCTTAACATATGGCGAATTGGATGAGAACTTCCGCGATTTGCGTTTAGATACTGATCTTGAGCGTGTATTGGTAAATGGAAATGTCGCTAATCTTACGATTGTAGTGCCTCAAGTTATAACGAATGTTTCTTTTGTTGGCGGTGCCAATGTCACAGAAAGTTTTGCGGCTGGTAATAATTTTACCATAGAAGTCGGTGCAGCATCTAACGCTTGGACAAATGTCCAGATTGCAGCAACAGGTTCAGCGGCCAATGATTGGACAAACATCCAAATTGCAGCAACAGGTTTAGCTGCGAACAACTATGCTATAGAGGTCAGTGCAGCGTCTAACGTTTGGTCAAATGTTCAAATTGCTGCAACGGGTTTGTCCGCGAACAACTATGCCATAGAAGTTGGTGCGGCCTCTAATGCTTGGTCAAATGTTCAGATTGCAGCAACAGGTTTAGCTGCAAATGCATACGCACTTTCAATCAGCACAAGCTCTGGATCAACATCAACTTCATACACTATAGAAGTCGGTGCTGCTAGTAACAATTATACAAACGCGATTGGAATTTCTGTCGGTGCTGGTGCTAACGTCTATGCCAGAGAAGTTGGTACTGCTGGCAATAACTATATGATAACAACCGGTGTTAGTATCGGTGCTGGCGCTAACGTATACACTAATGTTTTAGGTGCGGCCGCTAATAATTGGTCCAATACTAAAATATCCAATACATCTGTTACCGTTGCCGGCGGCCTAAAAATGACAGATATTCATCTTCTCAGTAATGTTACGATACCTCTTTCCGCGACTACGGGAAATGTTGGTCAAATTTCTTGGGATGGCGAATATCTTTATATCTGTGTCGCAACTAATCAATGGAAAAGAACACCAATTTTACCTTGGTAGCACTTGACATTTGAGATGAGAAGTGTTATATATAGTGATGTGAGGGATAATGTATTGCGTACCTCACACCCTCTTTGCCTAATGGAAAGAGGACTAACAAAAAACTTGCTTAATAGGAGTTACATATGCACAAGTTAAATTACGATCCCTTTTCTTTTGCCAAGCAGTTCAATACCACAGTAGGCTTTGAGCCAATCTTAAAGAAGATAGCTGAACTCAGCGAATCAATGCCTAAGATCCCTACTTATCCTCCTTACAATATCAGACAGACAGGTGATAACACATATGTTATTGAAATCGCCGTCGCTGGTTTTGGCAGGCAGGATCTAGAACTTGAACTGGAAGACGGCAAGTTGACGATCAAGGGTAATGTCCAAACAAACGATACCGATGACAACTACATCTTCAAGGGTATTGCAGATCGCGCATTCACTCGCCAGTTTACTCTGGCAGATTCAATTGAAATCAAGAATGCTGATCTAATCAATGGTATGCTAAAGATTTGGCTTGAACGTTTCATTCCAGAAGATAAGAAGCCTAAGAAGATCAACATTGGTGAAAAACCTGCTGATCATAACGGCGAAGCTACGAAGCAGTTTTTATCAGAGAAATACGGCGAGAAATAATGATAAGAACACTGAAGAAAATATTCACTCGCAAAAGTGAACATGATCGTATGTACGACTATCTTTGTCAAGCTACCGATCAAGCTCATTTAGAATGGCTTCAGCGTGAATGGGACCGCAAGTCCTATAATGATAGGAGACATTGGTAATGGCTCCTTATACTAATGAAGAAGCTGATTGGCTATCTGGCCAATGACATTACATACTGAGGGAGAATTAACTCCCTCAGTTTTAATTATGGAGTTACTATGAACAATAAAACTATGATTGCTCTTGCTGCCGCTCTATTTGCTTTTGGCACTAGTGCTGCTTATGCTACCAGTGACCAGATTCGTGTCGTTGGATCATCTACTGTTTATCCCTTCACAACCGCCGTAGCAGAACAGTTTGCTAAGAAGAATGGTGTATCTGCACCAATCGTTGAATCTACTGGTACTGGTGGTGGTATTAAGTTGTTCTGTGCTGGTGATGGCGCAGATACTCCTGATGCAGTTAATGCTTCGCGCGAGATGAAGAAGGAAGAAGTTGAGGCTTGTGCTAAGGCTGGCGTTAAGGGAACAGAAGTCATTGAAATTGGTATTGATGCTATTGTCCTAGCCGCATCTAAGGAACACGTTGATATGAACTTGACAACTGAAGACATTTACAAGGCACTAGCCAAGTATGTTTTCGTGGATGGGGGTTTTAAAGAGAATACTGCTAAGACATGGAAGGACATTCGTGATGATCTTCCTGCTGACAAAATTGAAGTTCTAGGCCCGCCGCCAACTTCAGGTACCCGCGATTCATTTATTGAATTGGTATTTGAAAAGGAATGTAAGTCTGTCATTAAGAAGAATAATATCATCGTATCACCAGAAGATGCAAAGTCATTCTGTCATTCTGTTCGTGAAGATGGCGCTTATGTTGAAGCTGGCGAGAATGACAATCTAATTGTTCAGAAGATTCAAGCCAATCCTCAAGCTTTAGGTATCTTCGGATTCTCTTTCCTTGAGCAGAATGCAAATGCAATCTCAGGCACTACTGTCAATGGTGTTGTTCCTGAATATGATGCAATCGCTGCTGGTAAATATCCTATCTCACGTAAGCTTTATGTATACTTCAAGACTTCACATCTGGAATCTAATCCAGACTTGAAGAAGTTCATGGAAGAATACAAGAGCGAAGATGCTATCGGCCCAGATGGCTATCTTGTAGACAAGGGTCTCATCCCGCTTAAGTAATAGTTGACTTTGTGGAGAGGGTGCTATATACTAGCATCCTCTTCTTTCTTTATAGGTATATTATGAAACTCATTATTGAAAAATCCGTAGTCGTTGTCACACCCACAATCGGTTCTCCCAAATTAGCCGATGCTGTTGAAAGCGTTCAAAAGCAAACATATGGCAATCTTGAACATCTTGTGGTTGTTGATGGATATGATTATGAAGATGCTACTAACGAAGCATTTCGTTCTACATGGAACAGATTTCCCGAAGGTAATTTAAAATCTGTCCGCACTATGATTGTGCCTTACAATACAGGCGCAAACGGATTCTACGGTCACAGAATCTATGCTGGTGTTCCTCATCTCCTTAATGCCGACTATATCTTCTTTCTTGATGAAGACAATTGGTATGAACCGGATCATGTATCTTCTCTTGTCGAAGTACTTGATCGCGGTAATGATTTCGCACATTCTCTCCGCAAGATTTATAATCCCGACAAGTCTTTTGTTGCGGATGACAACTGCGAAGCTCTTGGCAAGTGGCCGATCTATTTCACACATAACGATCCCCAATATCTCGTAGATACATCTTCATTCGCTTTTGAAAGAAAGTTCTTGCAAAATACTTGTCATCTCTGGCATTCTGGTTGGGGCGGTGATCGTAGATATCTGTATAGCGTATTACCACAAAATCCAAAGTGGGATACAAATCGTAAACACACTCTTTGCTATCGTCTAGATGGAAATCCTGGTTCGGTTGATGCCGACTTCTTCATCAAAGGTAATGCAGAACAACTCGCACATTATAATGGAGAACTACCATGGCTAAAGATCTAATCATCGGCGGAGCGT